TATTTGAGTTTTATTGGTAGGGGCGTCCCCCTTGCCGTTTTCTTTCTTCTGCAAATATTCAGCAATCAAAGCATCCATCTCATCCTGAGTGGGGAACAAATCATCATTAATTTTAATCGGCACTTTTGCCAGTTTCATGTCAGGTTTATCGATAAAAGCTGGGCATTTGAGGAAATCTGACATAACTTTACAATCAGATAACCACGCCACAAAATCTTTTATACGAAAGCCTGATAAGCCTTGATCTACAATGACTTCGTCCATCCAATTTTCAACGTTAACATTGGGGTACTGATCAGATAATGGTATCTCAGCGCCCCAAATGTTCAATACATTCTTGAAGTCATCATGGCCTTTGCCAGAAACATCCACAACATGGCATACAAAATCACCAATGATGGGAGTATCGGCATCAGTTAAATAGAGGGCATAAGCTTTTTCAAACAGCTTATCTTCGGGTTTCACATTACAAGCCACCGTAGTGTGAAACTTGCTCAAAGCACGCGATATATCAGCACAAGAGCTGGTATCACCATACCAAACATTAGGTGAATATAAACGTGCAAGAAATGAAATACCTTTCTTACCACGCTCAATTTTATCGGCCTCTAACACGTGTCCAAATTTGGCGGCAACCTTGGTGTACAATTCTGCGTCAACATCTGGTGTGAGACCATCATCTCCACCATACACCCCAAGTTTCCGATAGGCTTCTTTAGGTTCACAACCAGCTTCACGAAATGTAACATAAGCCATAAAAGCATTACATATCGAGTTGAAAATCGCAGTTTCCGGTGACCCGGACTGGCGGTTAAAACCGTTTTTGTACTTAACCCCCAGACGCGTGATGCCTTTCGCGCCATATTGGCGCCGCATCAAGTGTAACATCTGTTTCCAATGTTTCTCCTCAAACAAAGCTTTCATCACAATTTCTTCGAGTTGTCTCAAACTGAGATTAACCCGTCCATCGAAACGTGACAAATCCGTGAGTATAGCATGTGTGGCATTCATACAGACCTCAGCCACACGCTCAGAAATCTCACGTGGTTTACGACCAAAGGCATACCAAGAGGTTTTCTTGATAGCCATAGAAACAGCATAAGTAAAAGAAGAATATTCATACTTATCTTTGCCATTAATTGTGGCTATTGGTCGTGGATCAGTAGGTTTTTGATAGGCCTCCTTTTTCATGAAGCTTTTGATATCTGCTTCAACCCTACTTGCAAAGGCGGCCTCGTCCGTAATTCTACGTTGAGCTGGACGATTTAGTTTCTCAACGATTTCTTCATGTCCAACAGGTACACACAATCCGGTCTCATCCCGAAGCAGCTTAGAAAATTCATTAGCATACAACAGTTCTTTCTCCAACATTGGATCAAACTGCCCGCGAACATCGCGAGAATCCATTGACTTTGGTGGGGTTTTGAGTCCAGTAATGCGCCCTTTAACCATAGCTCCATCATTTTCAACAGATTGAGTGGGGGCATAGGCGTCAGACAAAAGTGGTGCCATAAAAGGTACGACGGATGGTTTTTCTTCAAGGGTAAAAACAGGATTATAAGTATAATTATTCACAGCATCCGTTGGTACGACCACGCGCACCGGATCACCAGCCTTTTTCTGACGATGGTAATCTACTAACGTGGTTGCCGATTCATTAGAAATCCCGGGTATCATGGACTTCACCTGAAAGGGACTGAGCTTTGACTCACTATTCTGTGATGCAAGGGCCAAAGCATTATCTTGCTCGAGGGTGATAGTAGCACAATTGTACATGCCAAGACGGCTAGTACTCATTTGGTGGTGATATTGTGATCCATCAACGCGCGAGCGTGAGACAGCCAACCGTGCAAACTCGCCCTGCACAGGCTGTAACCGTTTTAGGTCATTACCTGAAACGTTATATGACAACATACAGCCCAGAATTCCAAATTTAACCAAAGGAGTTAAAAGGACAAGCTGGTGATGTTCATCAACATAACGTTTCTCAACAGTAAAGAAGGACTTGGCATACGT